AATATCAAAATCAAAGTCGGCCGTGTATTGTTTTGATTCTGCGCCGTAATTCATGCCGCTCCTGGTTAGGCGTTTATATTCCCCGCCCCCTAGCATCAAGTACGAAAACGCGTCGCCGACGTGCGAATGCTGGTTTTTATTCGGTGCATCCCTAAATCTTTCCTCGCCTGGCACCCCTACTCGTTTAAAATGATAGCCACCAGCAAGCGCCTTCCGTAATTTTGGACACGTGCGCGCCACTCTCAGACCCGGTTTTCGATCGATCAGCCGTATCATGGGCGCGGCGCCAGCTTCACGACGTACTCCAAAGTCATTGGTTGGCGCGGGTTGGACCTTGGTAAATCCCAGGGTACGCAAGTGATCGAATGCCGTTGTCTCGAAGATCGGATCGCGCGCCTGGCCGGCCGGATCGCCCGTCAAGATTACCTCGGCCTTCGGGTATTTCATGTTGAGTTGTTGCAAGAGCATCTGTCCAAAGCGTTGAAGGCCCATATCCTCGGTGACAATCTCTTCCAGGATGTTCCAGGCGCCGGACGGCAAGCGTTGTCCGATAACCGCCGCGGGCGTCAAACCAAAGTCGCATCCGATTAGCAAGGGTAACTCCGGCACAAAGGTTAACGAATCCTCGACCATCGTTGAATCGTCGTACTCCGCCCATACGGCTTTACCTTCCTGGACGTACACGTATTGCGCGCCGACGTAGCAACGGATCCAGTCCAGGTTCTTGCCGCCTAACTGTTGCTCATAGTAGCCAAGCGGCAAGTTTTTAACGTTCTCGGCCTTGGGATTCTCTAACCAATGCTTGCCGGCCGCATAGATCGCGCCCGCCGTATCGGCCGGTACTTCCATCATGCCGCCTGGTTGCGTATAGAAATTCCACTTGTATTTGCCCTTGACCGGTTCCTTTTCGGCCAGGCGATACCACCAACCGTCATCGTCCGGCGGGTTTGTGTCCGCCCATATTCCGCGCCAGGTGCATCCGCCGTGGGTTTTACTTGGATAGCGACCGACACGGGCCGTCAATCCCTGGATCACGGCAAGCGGCAATTCGCGGGCCTCGTTGCACCAGCCGCCAGTTACTTCCAGGGACAAGAGCTTGCGTACCGACTTGGTATCGTCAAGCGCCAGGAAGATTACTTCACAATCTAATCCTGGCACCCCGTCGCGGGATGGCAGTTGCAGATGGTGAGTAATCGGCGGGGACCAGCGAATCGGACCCCAAATATGCTCCGGGAATATTTCAAGCCAGGTTCGAATCGTTGTGGTCCGAAGTTCCCCGTAGGTATTTCGAATGACCACGAATCGTGTGTAACGAATATTATCCACCGGGGAAGGGTCTTGCCGCACCGCGCGCAAGAGTATTTCCGACGCGCATCCATACGACTTACCCGATCCGACGGGTCCCATAAGACCGCGAAAAAAAGAATCGTCAGATAAAAATCGCGAAGTCGTCGGACTTGTCGAGAAGTCCAGGTTGAGATCCCCCAGCGCATCTAGCTCATTCCCCGTTTGACGGTTTCGACCCGTCGCGCCCATTTTCCTCGGCATAGATTACCTCTTCCACTTTTGATAAATTCAGTTTGATTCCGATCATCGTCGGGCGATTGCTCTCTTCTTGCGTTTGCTCCATCATGCCTGTTGCGCGGGCCAGCATACGCAAGGCGCCCAATTTGTCGTGCATCTCGACTTCGATCGAGCTACCGTACTTGCCAGGTGTGATCCTGACCTTCTTGATCGCTTTACGTACGTGCGGGGCCAGGGTATCGCTGGCGTTGAGTACGGCCACGTCCCCGGTCCACGATATAACATCTGTTATATCCGCCTGGGCAATGTGGCCCAGCTCGTTCGATACTTTCTCCTGGTTCTCCGGCGACGCGAGTAAAGCACGTGCCTGGCGCGTTGTGAGCTTAGTCATCCTCTACCATCCTCTCCACCGTCGTAAATCGTGTCTCGCAAGCTAGGCATTGGCGACGGCGCTCGTTGTAATAAATTTCGTCATTCGGATCCCAGTAAATTCTTGTCTCCAGGACTTCCGTTTTAGAAAAATAATCGCCTTCTTCGTTTACGCAAAACTGGCAGATCATTTTAGGTTTACCTCGATCAGCTTGTCGAGATAGTGCCTGGCCTTCCTAAGATCCTCGATGCCGCCCTTATCCTTCCATCGCGACACGTACTTAACAACGTTGCCTTCCAGGTAGCCAAGTTCATTCGAGACAATGTAATCCCAGGGTTGGATCGCCTTGCTGGTGTAGTGGGTGCCGCCGACTTGATTGTTATTCGCTTGATCCATACGCATCCTTTTTTAATATTTCTTTTACTCGGTTTACTTCGTGTTTCAGCTCCCCGTAATCGTCAACACGGTCAGCATAAATTAATAATTTTTTGATACCCTGTGCCAGCTCCAAATAATTCGCGCACCAAAACTCGCACCGCTTCTCCCAATACTGATTTTCTAATTCCATGTTATTTTCCATCGTTACGTTAAGAAATACTACCTAAAAACTATATGCCGTATAAAGATCCCACAATTCGCGCGGCTAAGAATGCAGAGGCGAATAAACGCTGGTATCAAAAAAATAAAGCTAAACACAAAGCCGGTACGGCCAAAAACAGAAAAGACTACCGCGCCTTGTGGGTCGAGTTTAAAGAGACGCAAGAATGCTTTATTTGCGGATTCGATCACCCGGCCGTTATCGACTTCCATCACGTGATCCGCAAAGATAAGCTCGTTGTCAGTACCCTGGTTAGAAACGGGTCGTACTCCAAGGCAATGGAAGAAGTTATGACGAAGTGCATCGCGCTTTGCGCTAACTGTCACCGTGTTTTGCATTGGCAAGAGCGGATCGATGCCAAAAGGACTGGCAAGATGCGGCGCAAACGGAAGAAAGTTGGCAAGATGCGGCATGGTCACTTTGCCAGGGCCAGGTAATAGAGGCCCACGTTGCTGAACGCGTAGCCGCTATACACGATGGCCATGGAAGCATTCCCTTTTAGGGCTTGTTCCAACCCAATATAGGCATAAATCGCGCCGGTAACGATGATTAACCATGGACTCATTTTTTTATCTCCAAAAAAGTTGAAAAATCCGGAGCGATCCCCCCGTACAGTTTCGCGCATGGGGGACCCCCCAAAGGTCGTTTTTTGCGGCATCGCGCAAAAACGCACCCCCTGGCCTGTGCAAAGGCCAAACGTTCGTTTGCCGTTTGCAAAATCACTCTAATCCGCCCCACTTGGCCACCTGGTCGAGCGTCATCGGCGGATCTTTCCGGTTTTTCCGGTTGTCGATGGTCGCCTGGACTGCCAGCTCCAGGACTTTGCCGGCATCGACGCCCTTTTTTGCCAGCCGCCTGGCGCATTCCAGGCTTGCCGCCACGTCGCGGACCACGCCGGACCCGCGCTCGACGCCCTGGCGGAATGCTTGCGCGATACTCTGAATCAGCTCGTTATCACCCCCTATAACCCCCTTCTTATTATTGAGGTCGTGCATGGCGTCCTGGGTCTCATCATCCTTGGCTATTAGAGGCCTTGCCGCAAGGAATTGCTCCTTGGTTGGCATCGGTGTGCCAGGACCATCAAATAGTACCTGGTAGCGATTCGTGAAGTACGCTGATTTGCGCTTGTATGCGAAGGGATAGGCCTTCGGTTGTAGCTTTCTGATATACCCGGCCTTGATTAGTCGTCCGACGTGCGTAGAGACGGTTTTAATCGATCTGCTGACGTGTCGGCTCAATGTCTCCCTGGACGGAAAGCAAATCCCGTATCCGTTGGTATGCAAACAGATTGCCGCCAGGACGCGGAAGGTTGTTGGGTGCAAGCTATCATCCTGGACGGACCTGGCTGGCAATATCGAATACTTCCTGGTTTGTGGTTTCTCAGAATGGGATGTCATCGTCTAGGTCCATGATTGCGTCGCCTGTCTTGACCTTGGGTGTTGCGGCCTCACGTGCCAGGCGTTCTTCGGTTGATTTGCGGATCTGCTCAAAGCTGGTCGTAACCTTTACCGTTGACGACCCAGGGAATTGTTTCATCAGCTCGATAACTTCCTTGGGTATCCACTTCACGACATCTTCCAGGGCGAAGTACGCGTAATCGCTCTCCTGGGGTATCGCGGCCCGTGTTCGTACCATTTTCACCACCAATCCGGCCGGATGTTCCGCTTGCCACTCGGTCCGGTCCACGGGTTGGTGTCCACCCTCGCGGATCCGCTGGTCCGCAAGTCTCAATCCCCGGATCATTGCCTCGCATCTCTGCTCGACAAGATATCCCGCTTTAGCATCCCTG